GTGTATGGGCAATTGTTGTTGATGTAAACGAGGCAACTCGTGGTGCAGCAGAAGTTGTTCGTGACACTCTTGCATAATTAAATTAAACTTAGGGGCTGGTACTGACTGGCCCCTTTGTGCTTACAGAAAAGGACATTCCCATGGGTATTACAACGGCGATGTGCAACACCTTCAAGCAAGAGCTACTTGGGGGTGTCCACGACCTAGATACAGACACACTAAAAATAGCACTAATTAAAGCATCTCCTACAGATGACTATGGTGCTGGAACTAAAAGTTACGATGGTGCATCAGACACAGGCAATGGTGAATCATTGACTCAAGGCAATAATGATGAAGCAACAGCTACTCAAGGTACATATACAGCAGGTGGTAATGTATTAAGTGGCGTAACTATCTCTTTAAGTACAACTGATGGACGTGCTTATGTAGATATAAGTAACGAATTATTTTCATCCTTGAGTATTTCAGCAGATGGTGCACTGCTTTATAATGCATCACAAGGCAACAAAGCTATTGCGGTATTTGCTTTTACTACTACCGTTACTTCAACTAATGGTGATTTTACAGTAATCTTTCCTGCAGTTGGCGCAGAAGGTGTTGACGCAGTTATTCGCATTAGCTAATAAGGTAGATAAACAATGGCGTTTATTATTAAAGATCGTGTTAAAGTAAACACTACGACTACGGGTACAGGGGATTTAACCCTAGGCAGTGCAGTAGCTACATTTGATACTTTTCAATCATATATGTCAGACGGTGACACGACTTACTACGCCATTGTTACTAAAGTTAGCAACACTGACGAGTGGGAGGTTGGTATTGGTACTTGGAATACTGGCAATACTCTTACTCGTACTACAGTTTTAGCTGGTTCTAATGGTACATCTGCTGTTAACTTTACTGCAGGTGATAAAGATGTCTTCATGACATACCCTGCCTCTAAAGCTGTTTATACAGATGCTAGTGGGAATATTGACATCAATGGTGGTACTATTGATGGTGCCACTGTAGGTGCTACATCAGCCTCTACTGGTAAGTTTACAACACTACAAACAACTAGCAATGCTGACATTGGCGGCTACATTGATCTGGAAATTCTTTCAGATCATGCGGCTTACCAAGAGGGTAGAGTATGGTACGATAGCCTACACAAAACCCTTAACTTTTATAGTGACGTAAGCGATGTAGTGCATGAGTTAGGTATTGAAGAACATCAACGTGTTTATAACAATACAGGCTCTACAATCTCTAAAGGTGCTCCTCTTTATTTTAGTGGAAACTATACTGCAGGTACTTTAGATGTACCTACCGTTGGCCTAGCAGATGCAACAGACGTAAATGCATACAATGCTCAGGGTCTAGCTGCAGCAGATATTGCTGACGGTTCTTATGGCTACTGTATTATTGCTGGTCAGTTAACAGGTCTAGATACAAGTGCTCTTACTGCAGGAACAAACTTCTTTGTTGGTCTTACCCCAGGTGCTGTACAGAATGCTTCACCTACTTATCCTAACTATCCTATGTGTCTTGGCTGGGTTGTTAACTCAGATGCTACAGATGGTATTTTACTAGTTAACCAACAGAACCACTCAGTTAATTCATTTAGAGTTAGAACAGATGCTCACATTGGTGGTGACTTCCAAGTTGATGGGGACTTAACTGTTTTAGGTACTACAACCTCTGTGTCTACCTCAGATGTTACAGCAGGTGCTCCTTTCTATAGAGCAAACGAAGGCGATGCTATTGGTGAAGCTGGTACTACTTTCAATGGTTCTGGTCTTGATGACGCATTCTTCTCAGGACACTTTACAGGTACAACATCTACAACTTACTATGTAAAAATCGATGGTACTGGTACACCAGATACATTCTCTGTAAGTACCGATAACTTTGCTACAACTATTTCAACAGGGAATGCTATTACGGGTAGCCCTCAGCTTATTCATAGTGCTGATAACATCTATGTTGAGTTCGGTGCAACTACAGGTCACACTCTTAACGATGTATGGACAGGTACAGCATCTCCTATTAATGTTGATACAGGTTTCTTCTCAAACAGAAACACAGGAACATCAGGTGTTGGTTATACACATGTAGGTTTTTATTTTGATGTATCTGAAGGTAAGTGGGTATTACTTGATGAATACGATCCCACACCAAGCGGAACTATTAACTTAGCAGATTCTTCTACATCTTATGGTATATTAAAAGTAGACTCTGTTGAAGGTAATCTTACAGGTAACGTAACGGGTAACGTTTCAGGAAATGCTACAACAGCTTCTAGTTTAGCTACATCTCGTAATATTGGTGGAGTGGCCTTTAATGGTACTGCTGATATTAATCTTCCTGGTGTTAATACATCGGGTAATCAGGATACATCAGGTAATGCAGCCACGGCTACAGCATTAGCCACAGCACGTACTATTCAGCTTTCTGGTGATGTTACAGGTAGTGCGTCCTTTGATGGCTCTGCTGACATTAACATTACTGCTGCTGTACAAGATGATTCACACGCACACGTTATCTCTAACGTAGACGGACTACAAACAGCACTAGATGGTAAAACACCTACTACTCGTACTATTACTGCGGGTAATGGTCTTACTGGTGGTGGGAACTTATCAGCTAATAGAACGCTTAACGTAGGTGCTGGTACAGGTGTCACAGTTAACGCTGACACTGTTTCTATTGGTCAGGATGTAAGTACTACAGCTGACGTTACATTCAACCAAGTCATAGCAGATAATCTGCGCATAGGAGACTGGACAGGGGGTGATACCTTCGCCGCTGTATCTCACAGTAGTATGACTGGTGATGAGTACATGATTCTCAACAATGATAATAATACGTACATCTCTGCATCAACAGGGGCAGATGTCATTATCCGTGGCGGCAATAACGTTAGTACATACGAAATAAAAGTATTCCCTGACGCATATGCTACCGCTGCTGGTTCTACAATCATTACAGAAGCAGGTAGTGGTTTAGTCAAATCTAGCCGTACTCTATCTCACGCTGACACATCTAGCCAAGCATCTGTGGACAACTCTAATGGCACAGTCATTCAAGACGTTACTCTTGATGGGTTTGGTCACGTTACAGGTTTAACTTCTGTTAACTTAGATGGTCGTTATTACACAGAGAGCGAAGCGGATAGTCGCTTTGTGAATGTCACTGGCGATACTATGACAGGTGCGTTAACACTGCAACGGACTTTAGGAAACATTACGCACCTTACTTTAAAGCAAGAAAACACTTCTGGTGATATATCTAGTCAAAATGCGTTTATTGACTTTACTTTTATAGACGCTAATGCAAATGGGACACCCCAAGTTAGAATAGGTGCAAACGTAGGTGAAGATGGTGGTGACGCAAATACACAGCCTCTAGAAGGCTCTGGTGAGTTTGTTGTTTACACTGCTACAGGTACTTCTGACACGGCAAACAGTCTCACAGAAAAGTTTAGAGTTTCACACGATGGTAAACTTTTTGCGGGAAGTAACCGTGTCTTCACAGATGGCTACCACCCTAACGCAGACAAATGGACTACTTCCAGAACGTTGTCACTCTCAGGTGACGCATCTGGCAGTGTAAGCTGGGACGGTAGTGCTAATGCTACGCTCAGTGTTACGGTGGCCAACGATAGTCACACTCATAGTAACTATGTAATAAAAACTGGCGATACTATGACTGGTCGTCTTTACATAGACAGTGCCTCTAATGACAAACTTATATTGCGTGGCTCTAATGATCCTTCTATGGAATTGCAAAACGCTTCTGATGCATTTAGGGGGCGTATTGGTATTTCTAACACAGGCAAAGAAATACGGGTTGTAGGTCAAGACCCTGACAACACTAATAACATCCATATTTTAGGTGTTGGGCAAAATGGGCTTCGTTACTCTACTAATAACGGTAGTACATTTTATAAAGTCTGGCACGCAAACAATGATGGTTCAGGCTCAGGTTTGGATGCAGATACGCTTGACGGTAGTCATGCAAGTTCGTTTGCATCAGCAAGCCATAATCATAATAGCCAGTACACATCAATAGACGAGTTTGATTGGCGTGGTACAGCCAATCTAACTTCTACCACTACCTCTGCACTAAAGACAGAACTTTTAAATAGAGATGTATTTGATAGTTACGTATCAGCATTTAAGACAAGCTGGAGCTACGCAGGTAACGGTGACTTAACAGATGCAGGGCGTTTAACAGAACTTGCTGGTACATCTTGGCTTACTTGGACAGATAATTCTACTGACAACACGCAAGGTAATTTCACTGCACTTGTTATTGCACCTAATACTGGCGGCTCTGCTGGTAAGATGTTTGTTTATAATGACCAAGGCAGCGGCTATGCACCAGGTTGGCGTGAAATATGGACATCTTTAAGTGACGGCTCTGGTTCTGGCCTAGATGCTGATTTGCTTGATGGGGTGCAGGGTTCTAGCTATCTGCGTAGTGATGCAGCAGATACAACTACTGGTACATTAACTATTTCGACTAGCGGTAATAATGAAACCTTAATCTTACAAGCTAATTCCTCACCTTATCTTCGATTTAAAGAAGGTTCTAACAACAGAGCCTACATTCAGTATGATGCCTCAAGTAATAATATCCGCATCCAAAACCAAGAAGATGGTTCTGGCATAAGGATTCAAGATGACATAGAGTTTACTCCTAATGATGGAACTAATTGGTACAACATATGGACAGCTTGGAATGACGGTTCAGGCTCTGGCCTAGATGCTGACTTGTTGGATGGCAACCATGCAAGTGCATTTCAAACAGCTTCTACTGCACTAGGTTACGTTGACGTTGCAACAAACGACTACGGCACAATTAAAGTAGACGATGACCGTGGTGTAACTTGGGCTGGTTACGCCATCCGTGATGACTGGGTGTTTATGTCTAACGGCGCAAATGAAGCTGGCATCTATAATGATACAGATAATGAGTGGGGGGTTAAGTTTTTTAGAAACGCTGAGGCCAGATTATACTACAATGGCTCTACTAAGCTGGATACTACATCTGCTGGCGTTGAGGTCACTGGGGATATAAACAGTACATCCGACATTCGTTATAAGAAGAATATTGAAACAATTGACAGTGCACTTGAAAAGGTGCAAGCACTGCGTGGTGTTACGTTTGATTGGGACAATGATGCATTTGTGCATAACAAAGACGAGAAAAAGCCTGACTTCACAGAACGTGCTACTGGTGTCATTGCTCAAGATGTTGAGAAGGTACTACCCGAAGCAGTGCGTGAAAACGAAGATGGTTTTAAGAATGTAGCATATGGCAACATGGTAGGCTTGTTGATTGAAGCAATCAAAGAGCAGCAACAGCAAATAAATGAACTAAGAGAAAAACTTAATGCCTAATTATTATAAATCAGCAGGTACAACTGTTATTCAAGGTAATGGTGTAATTGGAAATGATTTCTCTGAGCCTCATTACAAATTGTTAGCTACGTTAGATAGTGGCAGTAAAGCTGCAATTGCTAATTACGGTGGGCATGGACAAACAGGCTCAACAGGTGGATCAACAACATTGCCAGAAGTCACTGGCATTCATCCTTCGTTTACAACAAATCATGTTGAGCAGGATAGTGTATTTAAAAGCAGATCAACAATTACGTCAGCAGTTAGTGCTGTAGCGATAGATTTAGATGTTACAAACTATGCTTGTCACACTATTAAAATTAGAAATGTTTTAACTACTGGAACACATAAACTTAAATTGCTGGCAGGGTTTCAATCATCAAGTAGCAGCAGTTTAGGTATTTATACCCATCAAACTTTGAACAGGGCTGGAAATTTCACTAGTCTACAAACAGTATACCATAGAAGATCAACTAGTTATCCAGGTTGTCTTTTTCCGTATGAGTGGAACGCAGACAGTGTAAGCGGCGTTATTTCTGGCACTGAATTAGGAATTAACGTAGACATAACATTGTTTTCAGCATCTGCTGGGACTACTAGCCAACCTAGTTCTCACAGGGGTGCGATTACTGGGATCGCTCATTGTTGGGGGTATACCAGCAGCAGTTCTATTATGTTCGATGAAGATAGTTATTTTTTGTTTACTAACAGTACACCTATAGATCGTCTTTGGGTTACTGCATCATCTACAAGTACTAGCATAGATACAGGGCAAATAGAGTATTATGCAGACCCAGGGATGCCAGCAGCATGAGTTACAAGATTAATGGAACAACAGTACTGTCTGGAACTACTATGACTAACATAGCAGGTATTGATGGACAAGCTATTGCTGGGTTTAGGCACACATATGGGAATGGCCCTTGGACTACTGTTCATAGTATAACTCTTGCAAGTAGTGCGCTCTATATAGACATTCCAGTGCATCAAACTGCTATTGCAAGTGAAGGTAGTATTTTTCCTGCAATAAAATTAAGATTTAATCGTGTGAGAACTACCTCTAGTGCTAATGATGTTGTTGGTATTAGAGTTACTACTGGTGATGCTTCAAGTAGCACTCTTATTACTTCTGGATATAACTATTTTCATACGGGAGGTTCGTGGTCTTCAGGTTATACAGGCAATCTTTATAATAGTAATTTTAGTTATTTAAGGCTTACGGGAGGTTACGGCAACGGTTCGCAAGCAACATTAGGCCATTCTGGAGAATATTATATATTTCATAATCCAGATTTTGCAAGTGGTGCTGGTGACCTTACGGTTATTGGTGAAAGTGTAACAACAATAGCCACAAGTAGCTTTCCAGGTCAGGTTGTAAATTGGTGTCATTTTGGCGGTGGTCATGTTGGTATTAACGGTGCAAACCTTTACAAACTAAGAATTTATCCAGCGGTAAATAGTGGTAATGCATTTAGTATAGGATCGCAGTTTTCTTTGTCTTATTGTTTTGATAACAATCTTAAAGAGTTAGAGCAGAGCGGAGCATAACAATGGCGTATTCAGCAACTAATTCAGGAGCAAATTCTCAAACTACAGTTCTTATAGATGACAACAGACTTTTAAGAAACTTTAGGGAGTTTTCAGGTTCAGATAGTGCGGTAGGGAATACTAGCACTACTAGTTTAAATAATACGTGGATACGTTGTGACCACAGAAATTTTGATAGTTCATCAGATTTTAATTCGGTAGATTTGTTTTCGGATGACTATTCTGCCGATTACAAAAAACATGTAGTTGTTTTTAATTCAGTAGTTCCAGAAAGTACAGGTGGTGTTTATACTGGTATGCGTCTTTGGATACATGAAACATTTAATAGCACTAACTATCAAATTAGTGCATCAAATACTTATCAACACTGTGCTCGCCGTTCAAGTAACTATGTTACTCGCACTACGTCAAATTGGGCACCTATATCGTATTGGTACAACTATCCTAACAATGGGCATGGTCAGTCAAATGGATATATAGAATTTTGGACAGACCGCAGCACTAAATTTAATGTTTATCAAGGAGTTACAGCAAACTATCAAAACACTTCGTACTGTAATTTTTATACTTTTCGTGGTTATGTTCAAGACGAAAGAAGATTTGCGGGTATTAGATTTCTAGCTAACTCAGGTAATTTTAGAAGAAACCAAGGCGGTTCAGCCACTCTTTATCGCCAAATATAGGAAAAGAAAATGTCAAACCAAAATGTAGAATTAAAAATATTAATGCCTAATGGAGAAATACTTCCTTACACAGAAGAAAATTATGCAGCAACATTTCCTACAGCAGAAGAAATAGCAGATGAAATGAATAGACGTAGACGGGATGATGAATTTATGCAAACAGATATGTATGCTTTATCTGATCGTGTTATGAGTGCGGAAATGATAGCTTATCGCCAAGCCTTACGTGACATAACAGCGCATGAAAATTGGCCCGAATTAAATGAAGAGGACTGGCCTGTAAGACCAGAAAACTAATATGCTAGGCTTTAGTGCAGTATCAGAAGTACCTTTTTCTCAAGCCACTACATCAGTAGCTGCTAATGCTTTTGCTATCGCAGTAGCAACTACAGGATTTGTAGGTACTCTAGGGTTTAATGCCGATGCCAATAATACTTTAAACGCTACATCCGCTTTATTTAGTTTAGCTATAGAGTTTGATGCAGAAGCAGCTACTGAAGTTGTAAGTGTATTAAGTACACTAACTCTTAATGATCTTGTAACTACTGGCGATGCTAATACCCCAGAAAGATCAATAAGTGCAGCACTCGTAAATGCCGACTTAGATTTTGAAGCTATAGCTAATACTACGTCACCTGCTATAGCTGCTTCATTTTCTACTAACGAATTAAATTTTAATGCAGATGCTAACAATACGGTTGTTGCATTAAGTGCAGACATACAAATTCCTGCAAACTTAGAGCCTGCGGCAAATGCTAATAAAACATTAGATGCAACATCTGCAAATTTAAATATTGCAGACTTAGATTTTAATGCTGACGCAAATCTAACTATACCTTTTGTGTCAAGCAGTTTAGGTATAGAAGAATTAAATTTTATAGCAACAGCAAACCATACTGTAGCTGCTATTTCCCTTAGTATAGAAATCGCAGATGTTGATCCTGTTTCAGCTACAGGAGAGGCAAACGTAACCTTCCAAGGTAACTTACTAGACTTACAACAAACGGATGAAGTAACAGCTACAGGTGTTATATTTGATTTTACACCGTTTGCAGATGCCTATGATAGAGGTAGAACTGTTTACGTTGTAGCATATGATGCTAACACAACAGTACATATTACACCAGAAAACAGAACAGTTTATATTGAGAAATTAGACGGAAGCAATACTGTCTATATAGCAGCATAAGGACTAAACATGTCTTATAAATGGCCTGATAAAGACCCCGACGAAACAGTAGACTACAGCATTGATTGGTCTAGATTTTTAGGTAGCGATACAGTTAGTTCGGCTACTTGGTTTGTTGATGATGCAGATGGGGTAAAAACACAAGCAGAAGATAATACACCTATTAATGGGTTAGGGGTTTTGTTTGCTGGTACGACAATTAGTAGCGGTGGTAAAGTAACTACTGTTAGATTAGCTTCAGGTACTAATAATGTTAGGTATCGTATTACTTGTCAGATTAATACAACAAATTCACTTATATACGAACGTTCAGTATTTTTAAGAATTAAGGAAAAATAATATGGCTTATAATTTTATTGGACTAGTAAACGACATTAACCGCCGTCTTAATGAAGTAGAAGTTACTGTTGCTGATTTTCCTACAGTAACAGGTTTTTATAGTTTTGCTAAAGATGCTGTTAATAGTTCTATTCGCCATATACAACAAGAAGAATATAATTGGCCTTGGAATCATGTAGAAACTTCTGAAATACTAACATCAGGTACAGCACGATACAGTATGCCATATGATTCCAAGTCTATTGATATGAATACGTTTAGAATAAAACGTGACACAACTTTAAATGTACAAACACGCAAATTAAAAATACTTCAGTATGAAGAATACCTTGACAAATATGCAGATTCTGAGTATAACAATAACACAAGTATAAGAGCAGTTCCTAGTCACGTAATACGTGCACCAAGTAGAGAATTGTT